AAAGGCAAAGGTTTGAAATTACCATCCAAATCATTATACGCAAGGGCAGAACCAACTTTTGTTCCCCATTGTCCGTTGCCAAATTTAAGTGTATTGCTCATATTTATTCTATTGTGTATAATTGTCCGTTAGCCATATCTGTAAAAGATACCCAAGACGTTAATGTTTCTAAATCTGAATCGTTTAATGCTGAATCGAAGTATTGTATTTGTTTTGTTGAGCCGTAGAAAGGAGATGTTGGTGCTGAAACTTGTCCATTATCAAGACTTAAATTAGTTAAAGGAAATGAACCAAAAGTAATTCCATTAGGATTTGTATATACTTCTATCCCGTTAATCCATATTGCAAAATCATTTTCTTTGTACTTTATTGCAAACTTATTAGAAGTTTTCGCATCAGCAATAGTATGCTGAAATACCATCTGAATAGAATTATTTACAGTAACTCTAAATTCCATTAAATTTAATGAGTTTCTATAAAACAAAAACACTCTCGAAGCACTACTTCCATTACTCAAAGATATATTTTCAAAAGAACCTATATCAGCCAAAGCACTTATCTCCGCCATCAAAACACCCTCTGAATCATTAAACGTAGAAGCATCTCCAGCACCGTTAGCAGTTTCAGCTGAACGAGTAACTGCTGATGTTGTAGTAGGTATATAGCTTGTTAAATAGTCAGATTCTAATTGAGAACCCCAAATATAAACGCTTTCACTTGCAGCAGTAACATTTAAAGAAAATGTACCACTTCTTTCTAAAGTGTCAATAGCTATGCAACGATACCATCCATTCCCGTAGTTTTCAATCTCTCCAACAAAGCCAGTTGTATTTTGTGATACCGTTCCGTTTGTCAAATTAAATTCAGAAAAATTACCGTTTGAACCATTTGTAATCCTAAATAAATCTGTACTTCCTTTTTTTGCAAAACAACTTGCTACCTTATTTGTTGCAGTCCAAGTACTAAACAAAACAACTCCAAAACCACCACTAACACCAGTTAATAAATCTGCGTTTAATTCTCCACTTGGCGAAATAGTTTGGTTAGCATTTATAGAACACCCATTATTTATCCAATAAGAATTATCAAACTCTTCGCTTCTTTGTAATACATTTTGTTTAACTGGCTCTAATAAATGACTTGGACAACCATTTACAACACCATCAATTAAAGGATAGTTTAATCTTGAAACACCACTTGCAACTGTTTCAATTAGTCCGTCTTTATTTATTCTTGTAGCTAAACCACTACGTGAAAAAGTGAAATCCCCTACACCATCTGCTGGTAATACGGAATACAACTTATTGCCTTGCGTTGCTGGTATGAGTGCTAATTTTGGTTTTGCCATTATCTTTGTTTTATATGTTTTTTAATCCTATTGTATGTATTGCATCTGCTAAACATTTAACTGCTTCTACTTCTTGTCTGTCATTCATATTGAATTGACCTTGTATCATTTCAGTAGATGTACCTATTGAAGATGCAGTATCAATTGTGTTTCCCCACCAAGTACTATCGTAAATTTCGTTTGCCATTTTTATCTTTTTTAATTTCTTTTCTTACTTGATCGTAAAAAGCAGATAGCTTTATTATGTTAACCTCTTTTGTCTTATATGTCTTTTTTTTACCCCCCATTATAAAACCCAGCTTGAAAATTCATCTGCATCTTTATCAGGGTACATGTCTCCATTCTGATTATTTGTATATTCTGGAAATTTAGAGCTATTAAAAGTAATATAATCCAAGAACCTTCTTGTATAAAATTCAGCTCTATCAGTTATCTTACTCGTCATTCGATCAATATCACTAAAATTAACCACATCAGATTCCTCTCCTCTATGCTTAGATACACCTCCATTATCCACTTTGAACATAGAGAAAGGGAAATATTCTGACTGAGTAAACCAAATTAACATGGGTTTAATATAATCATCTCTAAGAGATTTATAATCAGCATTAGCAACTAAATCTATATCACCAGATAATACTAATTGCTGAAGCTTATCATAAAGCTTACCACCTAAATAGTTTTGGATATGCATGTCCTGAGCAACCTCTACAAAGTGAATTAATTTATCAGCATCTGTATTGCCACTAATAATTGAATTAGCTTTTAAATCTTGTATTGTTATAAATAGTGCTTTCATTACTGACCTAATATTTTTCTGATTTTACTTAACACACCTGGATATGCCCCTTTATCTCCTCTACTCACCATTGACTCTCCCATTTCAGCAGGATTAACAGGTTCTTTAAGTCCTTTATTGTAAGCTTCCTCAGAATTAACCTTTTTACCACTTGATTTCTTATAGACTTGTAATGACCAGAAATGGTGACAGTTTTTTCCTCCTTTAAATTTTAAAAGGCTATAGTTTTGCTTATTATGTCCTAACTCATTGTTAACACCTCTAAAAGACATCATGTTAATATCTTCTTTTCTAAAGACAACCTTACTACTTGTTAAAGACTCCATTTTCTTGCAGAAAGATCTACTATCAGCAGAATTTCTAACAGGAGAATAAGCATACCTAACTTTATAGATAGCATCATCTTCTTTAGATGATTTATCAGAATACTTGATTTCAGCCATTTTAACGGATTCTTTCTCCTCTTCGTATACTTCACTATGGATTAACTCCCAATCATCGCTTAAAACCTCTCCTAAGCCCTCTAATTGAGAATACAAGTCTTCACCCTCTTCATCAGAAAAGTCTCCGTTTGGTTCTTCAGTAGATAACTTCTCTCCAGTTTCCTCTTCTTTTCTAATCTTTGTTTCTATATTATCTAACTCTGTAAACTCAATAGGTTGTAGTGTTATAAAGTATAAATCTTGATAGATCTTATTAAATTCAAGTATCTCTGTTAAGCCATAAATAACTCCATCTTGTAATGGTCTGATAATAACGTTATCCATTAATACAGATGCAGTACGTAATTCCTCTGCATTGTTACCAAATCCTGTATTATCTTTAATACCTAATAGAATTGGAGATACAATACCATGTCCTAACATTATCTTCTCTCTTGCTTCATCAGATAAGAATTGATATTGAGCGTGAGCATCTGGTAAGTGAATAGCTTCTATATCTGCTTTTGTTTCAGCAGACTCGTTAAATGCAATAATTGCCTTACCACTATTTGAGCTACCTGAAAATTTACTGTTTATCTTACTTTCTATAACTTGTTGCGTTTCTGCATTTGGAATACCATTATTAAAGTTTACGAATAAACTTGGTTGTAAACCATTCTGTATATTTGAGATATGATAGTTAGAAACCTCAGATTCTAATTCAGCATATTGTAAACAAGCTTGATAATCAACAGTAGCATAATAATAAAAACCACTTCTATAAGGCTTAAATACATAAAGCTCGTTTACCTGTGATTTAGTTCCATTGCTAAAAGTAGGTATTCTTTTAGGTTTATCTGAGTTTTTAAAGTCCTTCCATGATGGATGATAGTAATAAGCTTTAACTTTACCATTAGAAGCCTTTTCAGCTCTTAAAGTCTCCATAGGGAAATGAGATACTTTTAATATCTTTGTTTTCGCTTTGTTGTAAGTAAGTTGCATAGCCCCTTGACCTAATAACTTATAATCGTTAACAAGTCTCTTAACCTCTCTCGGTCTAAGAAGTTTCTTCATTCTAACATAGTCTTCTGGAAATGTATCAGAATTAGTAGATTCTAAACCTCTACCATAAATCATATCAACAATACCATTTACACATCTTCCATTAGTTGGAGAGTCAAGATACCTTTCTATTAAATTGTCAAAGTAATCGTTGTTATTACCAAAAGACACCCAATCCTTATTGTGTACCTCTTTTATTTCAGGAACTTGATAAGAAGACATATTAACAACTCTAATACTGTCTTTGTATTCCTTTGAAACTAAGTTATTCTTTTTTGAACTCATTATATTATGTATGTATTATCATCTACAGGGCTATAGGTCTTGTATAGTGTTCCGTTACCTATTTCGTGTTTATTGGTTAATCTTTCTGTAGCATTTTGAGATGTAACATATATTTTGTCTCTATACCACAGTTCGCTATCTTTAGTTATCTCCATATAGTAAGTAGAGTCTTCTTCAAGAATATTTGACTGAAATGTAACCTCTGTGAAGTTAACTATATTATTAAAAGAAGCATTTGTAATAATTTGCTCTTTTCCATCCCCATCTCTTCTAATATTCAATACAATAACGCCTGTAAAGTTATCACTTCTTGGTGCGATTACTATAGTTTGATTTACTGTTGTTGGTTCTAATATTAACATACTATGATAACTAAATAATTTATTTTTGTTTTATTTAA